AAGATACTTCACCTTGAACTAATATTTGCCTAAATTCATCTCTATCAATGACTTGTTGCTCAAATAGTGATGTTAAAGCAGTTACATCTTGCCCAATTAACCTTTCAATATCAAAATCACGACTAATTTTGATTTCTGGTGGTTCTACTCCTAAATAAGCAGCAGATAAGTTAAATGCTTTTTGTAATTTCTGCTCTAATTCGAGCGAAACCATCGAAAGCATGGAGTTAGTATCCACGCGGTCAAGTCTTCGTGCATCAGCCGACTCAGCGACAAATTTCTGTTGCGAAAGCGTACTAATGCCGAGCGTAGCCATCTGGAGTTGTAACTCTTGTATCTCTGCCGCTTGTGCTTCAAACGCACTGGACGCTGGCTCGACGTAATATACTTTGTTGCCAGGTTGGGTCGCCATTGCGTAGTTGACGCTGATTGCCATGTCTTTCGTTTGATCATCCCAACCTTCCATTACAAGCATCGGTTGTGACGCTACATGCAAACTATGTATTAAGTCAGCTTGTCGTTGGAAATGTGCAAGATTTAAATAAGCAATATCTAATAAAGGTGGTTTGCTTGTTAAAGTATCTGTCTTTCCTGCATAAATAGTAGTTAGAGGTATCTCACCCAAAGAATAATCACCTGACTCTATTAATTCATAATCATTGTTACCATCTGGACCCTCAACATTTCCTGAATAAGTACTATCATTTACTGTATATAATGCCTTTTCGGCCTCTTTTTTACGGTAAATTCTATACTTTCCAGGCTCAATTACCCTAACCTGATCGAAAACCTTCTCACCGAACTCCCCCGTTGGTACGACTGCCTTCTCAGCTATCCTTATTTGTATTAATTTACCATAATTAGACTCTCTATCTAATCTCCAGCCATAAATGTTTGCAGGGTCAACCTCAATCCAGTAAGGTCTACGCCCTAAAGCTCTTTCTTCCGCTAAACTAACAGCTCCAGCAGGTGCAGGATAGTCAACAAGTACATGACTTTGACCATAAGTTAACGAACAAAGTATTAATCTACGAGCATATTCATCCAAATCAGATCCACAACCATCAACATCTTTTATAAACTCTTCAGTCCAATATGGATCACCAATAATACTAATTGGCTTACGTAAAATCAAGCCAGTAGCAGCTCTGACGAGCCTTTGTGTATAAGGAGAAAAGACAGCTCTATCAACTCTTGATTGATAAGCTCTATAATCTTCTCTTGGTTCTAAAGGTAAAAACGCTTGAGAGTTATCTCGCAGATATTCAGTCCCTAACGTTACCGCCTTCATAATTTCCCAGCCTTTCACCATATCCAATACAGCACGAGTGCGTGTAAAAGGACTATCAGTTCCACCAACGAAGGTCGAACTGACTATATTTGTGCGAATTGGGCCAGGAACGGCATACGTCACGGTTAACCTCTTCCTTTATTTTGCGTTACACCTAAACAGTAGGAGTAATAGTTCCACTTGTTTGGAAACTTACACTAACGCTTTGTAAATCACCTGTAGAAGCACCGAAATCAGCACTAGTTACAACACCAGCAAAAACAAATTTCTTAGTGCCATCACCAAGGTATAACTCAAATTGAGCGTCAGCAGCATCTTCAGTTACTAAAGCTTCTTTAATAAACTCGTCGGAAGCTCCACTACCTTCTGCCGTGTATAAAAGCTCAACAGAACCAGAACCAGAGATCAAAGATCCAACGTAGCTACGAGAGCCTGCGCCATGTGCTGTGCAATCTAGAACATCCTTGGAAACACTAAGACTCCAGCCTGTTGTAGAAGCAATAGCAGCAGTTGTACCTGCACTGTTCTTGAACTTTACGGAGCCTTCCTCACCACGATAGAAAGCCATGATTCATTAACGGAAAGAAAGTTATGTCAATAGTTTAACTTGTACTGACACTTTTTACAGGTTTTGAAGCAGATTGAACAGAACCTTTTTGTTTATCAGCTAAATATTGAGCGCATCGAGGATCCCAAAGTTGAGGATTTCTCTTCCCCTTAACTGCTTCAACTGCATCCAACATTTCTTCGGTAACTTCCATAACTCTTAGGGTGATTAGTAAATCCTGTATGTAGTCTGCCCTAAAGTTTCGGGTTTTGCCAAATTGAATTGTTGTAAACATAAATAACCGAAAGCGTCAAACGCATGGTCAACACCCAGATTCTTATTTGGTAAGCCCGTATTAGGTGCATATGTAAGAGTCCTTAAAGATTTGATTAACTCTTTGCAACGTGGGTGTATAAACGTCCTCCTAACACCACTCGCATCTAATAAAGCCATATTGACAGTAGTAATCTTATCTCTGATCTTCCAAGGTGATCGTGGTGCAGAAACATTAAAGCCACTTCTCCTTAAAATTGCATGATCAGTTGCACCAACACCAGCAGTTTTTCTTGCACCACCCGTAGGGTCAGGACAAGCAATAATTCGTCGCTCTATCCCATATCTTCTTGTAACTTCTTCCGCAAATTCCCATGTTGTAGCACCACCAGTCATAATTATTTCGTCAAATACATATAGTGTATCGTCTTTTCTTACAGCACAGATGCCGCTCATGGGATCAACGTTAAAGTCAACTCCCAGCAGCAAAGGCATCACGTTAATATCCTTCGCCTCCTGCGTAATATTTGCATCCCCAAAGGATATAGCCACTAAACCCGTTAAATTCTCGAAACTTGCTTCAAATTCTTGCCTAAATGTTCTCTCATCTAATTGCGCCCTAGCTGCTTCAACCTCTTCTTTCGGGACATTACCCCCCTCTATCGTCGTATAACACCATCTCTTCCATTCATCTGTAGGATCACTCTCTACATAACACCATAAATCATAAAACCAACTCGCTGTACCATCAGGAGTACTAATAAATAACGCCCAACCTTGTTTATCCGCTAAAGCAGGTCTAATAACCTCAAACCATACCTCTGAATCCATAAAAGCCGCTTCATCTAACACCACTCCCGCTAAACTTCTTCCCCTCAATGCCATCGCATTCTCAGTCCCTTTCAACTCAATACTCGACCCATTTATCAAATCTAACCTCAAATCTGTCTCATTCTTTGCCTCTATCCATACCTTCGGAACTAACTTCTTTAATGCCTTCCACGCTATGTCCTTTGCCATCCTATATGTAGGAGCACAGTAGAAATATGTCTCCCCAGGACGTTCAATAGCCCCCCTCAATAATTCAATACAACTTAAATAACTCTTCCCAAATCTCCTACCTGCCACCAACAATCTAAACCTCTTCTCATTGTTAAATACTTGCCCTTGCGCCCACCTTAAATTAATCTCTGGTGCAGAATTTACAGTCATACCTTATTATCTTATTAATAACAGTCTAACTACAATACTGTGACCTCCTCCAAAGACGATATCCTCGCTAGACAACAAAGACTCTATAAACGTCAAATAGAAGGTCTCCCAGCTCGTCAACTGGTCATAGATCATGCCATCAGAGAACATGTAACCGAACGCACTGGCTGGGATGATTGGAAACAAGTTAAAATCTGGAATGATGAAGATTGGACTAAAGATAGAGAAAATATAATCTCTCGCATACAAGCAATTCGTCTCCGCGCCATCGACAAAGCTATGCGTAAAGGTCAATACATGGTAGTACAAGGTCTCCTCGCTGACCTCGGTAAAGTTGTAGGTGAATCAATCGAAACGATCAATATCCAAGCTCCTGAATTATCTATTAAAGTTGAAGATAAAAAATCTTAATTTCGAGAATATATTTAAGTTGTGAGGGCGGTGGTATGAGCGAGCAGGATCTCCAACCCCTCCCCTAGGCTAGTACATTTGCACTAGGGAGAGGGTTTGTTCAGATTGGACATTTTTAGAAGCTTATGAAAATTTTCGTAAGTTTTGAAAATCTAGGTCATCGGTTACGCCTCATAACACCGACGGCAGAAGCGTAAGCCTCAATCTCAGCAACTGCAAAATAGGTTAGGCCTTCTCGTGTTGGTAGTAGGTAGCCGTTGTCCTTTGCCCTTATCTCTCCAAATCTGCTGAGTAAAACTTCTTTGGCTTGCGCTGATAATTTCATTTGGTTCCTTGTGATTTATATATACAGTATAACCATAATTCTCTAGGCTATTGGTCTACAATGTGCCAGTATCTAAACTGTATATTATTAGCCTACAAATAGAATAGCTAGGCCTATAATATAAATATCCTTCAGCAAATAACCTAATTCTTCTATCTCTCTTCTTTGTCTTTCAAGTATCAGAAGCTACTCTCAACAAAAATAGCTCACCAATACAACTGAACTGAACAAAGAAAAAAATAACACTCAAACCAACCTAAACAAAATGAAAACCTTTTTTTTAGTCTTCTGCGGATACGTCGTTTTTGGTTCTGCTTTCATCTATGCGTTAGATAGTGGCCTAGATAAGTCTCAAGCCATTCACTGTGCAAATGGTCACATGGTTAGCAGATCATGTGAGATGCAGCGAGCATCATATTAAATCCCACACTAAAAAATTTTTACAAAATGAAAAAACCTAAAACATTAAAAGCCC